CGTCTCTGACTCGCTTCCCGAACAACGAGGAAGAAAGAGGAATTGAAGGAGTGGGATCCTGAATGTTGTACTTCGTGTAAGCCATCGTTTACTCTCCCCATACCGAATCGTCCCAGCCGGGGAGGGTATCCCAGAAGCCAGCTGGCGGAACGTAGACCATTCTCAAAACTTGCAAGTACTTGGCTCCATCCCCATCATGGGTAATGGAGAGGATTCGCCAGGTGCCGTCAGCTTGCGTTCCTTGCGCGTCCTGCACAGTCACGAGGTTTCCCGGAACCCTTCGGGGGTCCCCCTGGACAATCACTTCGAGTTCACGACGGGGACGAGCGAGTGTGGTAACCAACAAGGAGGCCAGTTCCTGAGCCGAAGTACGACTTTGGATCCAATTCATCTCAACGTCAAGAGACCGCTCTCGGCGAGTCGTGATGGATCCCTGGTCTCGCTCCGTTACATACCCATCTGATCTACGGATGTTGTACCCAAGGATCCGGAGGAATGGAAGCGGAATGTCGCCCTCGTAGTTGTTCGATAGCCAAGCCGTAGTGCTAAGCTTATTCGTGAACTCGAGCGTGACCGTAGACGAAGTAAAGCTAACGATCCGAGCACTGACCGAAGCCGAAGGAATGACTGAGCCGCTCCCATCAGACTTGGTGTTTACGGTCATGAAGTGAACATTGACCGGAAATCCACCTGTTGGCCAGGTCCCGCTGGCTACTTGGGAAGCATTGGCATTAGTCAAGGTCCACCAGGGGAAGTAAGGCTGAGAAGCACCATGAATCTCCGCCACCTCATTATCCAACGTGAACAGGATCTCAGACTTTCCTCGGGGAATCTCAACTGCCGACGTGAGTATGAGACACGAAGTGTAAGACTCATCTACCCGAGTTTCATCAAAGAGAACGGTAACCACGTTTCGACTCTTGGAGGGGTCAATGGTTACCGACAGGTCTTGAGCATTAACCTCGGTGTCCGCGATTGTGCTCGGAGTCAACTGGGCAGTTTCTCCAAAGTATCGAGGAGGAAAGAATTCGTAACCATCTTCCTCATTGGCTCGATACATACTCATCGTGTTACGAGCCAAATCGGCCAGTGTATCCCACCCATTCACCGGACCCGTACCCCCGATTGCCTCTAAAGGCGTGTACGTCGGGCGAGCAAACGCGGTAAATGACGGCCACGATGCAACCGGCCACTGGTCATCGAAGTACTCGAAGTCATATCCGGCCTCGATGAGGAAATCAGATACCGGAAGCTGAAACCAGCCCTGGTTATCAATGATCCCTCCCGCAGCGTAAACTGCGGCGTCTGACGGATAGGGATAGTCCGTGACGTTGTAGTTGCTAGTATCCCAGTAGGTAGAAGTAGACTTTACTCCGTCCATCATTACTGACATCTGCCCTCCAAACAGATCCCAGAAAATGGAGTAGAAGTGCCAGTCACCATCCTGCGGGAGAGTGAATGAGGATCCCCACACTACGGTACCGAACCCCACAGCGTCGGAACCCATCTGAGTACTTAATGCACCGCTGGGGTTAATCCACATCTGGACCTTGGCAAATGTCGTGTCATCAGCCAACTTCCCCTCAATAATGAAATTGAAGGGGAACGCCTGAGCAGATCCGGGCAACCCGGCCGTAGCCCACGGGTCACCCTTAATCCAGAACGATAGCCTCCCCGCGTGACTCCCCGGGGATAGCTGGTTTTGAAGAGTAGACAAGTCACGACTGGGCTCAGCGAAAGCGGGAGGAACCACTTCCTTGGACTTGTAAAGGTCAATAGCATCAATGTTGATCTGCTGGACCAAGTCTGTCTGCTGACAGGCGAACATCGCCGTGTGGAACGGCCCTTCAATGACTTCGGGGTATCGCTTGCCAATGTTGTTACCCTCGCTAGTGAAGGTAACCACATAGTTATAGCCTTTGTCTGCGTCCTGAGCAGCATGTACTGACCCGTACATAGGAACCCAGTAACTAGAGTTAACAGAAGGCGAGGGGCCAAAAAACCGATCTCCGCGAGATAGAAGCCAAGTCACAACCCAGTCAATCGTGAGCCCTTCTCGCCTGCCAAACACCATCGGCAACTCGAGCGATCGGTTGAGGTTGATCCGGGTTCGGCTAACCCCCGACATCTCCACAGTTTGACCGGACCTGAGCTGTACGTCATTCATCAGCCCTTGATAAAGGGTGACCCCTTCGACTCCGTTCGTAGTCACTGTGTTGTGCACAAACTGCACGCCTGCCGTATCCCGATCGAACCCGTGCACGGGGCTATCAGCCATGAAGGGGGACCAGAACTGCGTAGGAGTCATACGAGGCCGCTCGTAAGGCTCGATCGCCACAACCGCATACATCGCTGTAGCGGTAGCTCCAGAAGAAGTTGCACTGAACGTGTAATTGGTGGGACTTGCGGTGAACCCCGCGAGAAACATAGCCAGAGAGTTGGTAGCCGTTTGGCTTTGCTGCGTGATAGAACCACTACCGGTATTGGTGTAGGTCAGCGATCCAGTGCTTCCCAAGAAACCGACGGCGTAGCCCTTCGGAACGGTGACCGTACCTACCGAGTGACTAGACGTGCTACCCCCGACCACACCGCCGGTCGTTTGGCGAACTTTCCACACCAGCTTGGCATCGTTCGGTGCGGTAGCCCTGAGGACAGTGACTGCAGCACATTCGTTCTGCAAATTTAGATCACTATCCCACCTCAGAAAGACATTACTTCCGAGGCTGCTGTAATAGTCGTGACCGAACACGACAAGCTGCTTATTGCCCTGGGAGAACTGAATCAGCTTATCGAACTTCTCGCCCGGGTGGTAGTCACGATCGCCGAAAACCTCTACGTCCCCGTCATCAATGATGACCGCGCAGATGATGTAATCGCCTTCCTGTACACCCGCAGGAAGCATTACCTGAGCAGTGTTGGAGAACACAGCGGAAGTGTTGGTGCGCGTACCTACTACGCTAACGGTGTTCAGGACTTGACCCTCACGACCAGTCAGAGTAGCTTCAAGAACACCAGAGGCATCAGAACTGGTGGTCATCGTGACCGGATCAGGAAGTGCGTCATCGAAAGACTGGTCTACCTTGAACGACCCCTCGAGCATGTCACTCATGTCTCGGAGGTTTTCGATCCGGGTCCCTTCGCTATCAGGGACTTCCAGCCAGTCGACAATCAGACTCGGGGGAGAAAAAAGGGGAGCAGCGCTATTCAGCGCATCATCGAGCGGCGAAGTCACGGGACCAACTCCCGGAGCGTCATGGTGACTCCCTTCCTAAACCTGGCGTTGAACGGGACCGTATCCGGCAGGGACAAAATCTCCACGGGTCGAAGCCCTGTCCCAGGTGCCCAGTCGTTCACCACTGTATCCTGTTCAAGAAGGAGTTCATCCACGTAGAATGACCCCCCGGCTGCGATAGTGGACCCATCCAGAACCACAGTCGGCCGAACATATGCAGCTGTAGGGGGTGCGACACCTCCGGCCGACAGTCGTTGCCAGGCTGTGATGGCCGTAGAAGAGCTGCTAATCACCGAAACCGAAGACCCGGAACTTGTCAGCCATTCCAGTTTGACCGAGGCGGTGATGTTGCTGTCTACGGTCCCGTCTGGCTTCAGCCACGCCGAAAACCGATAGTCCAGCCCCGGTACAACCGGGTAGCCGAACCAAGATCGGTACGGAGCCGTAAGGGTAAGCGTGGGAGTTGATACCCCGGGAGCCGAAGAAAACAACCACCGCAACGATCGTGTGGCACCCGTTCGGTGGGTCTGGGAAGCCACTGTGTTGCTGCTGATGACTCCCAAGCTGGCCGAGAACGTGCGTGCGTCACCGAAGAGGTTGGTTGCGCTTGCCTGGTTGGGAAGGAGCATGTTCGGAATGGAGGGGTCGATGAAAACCCAAGGGCCCTGGCCCATCATCCCCGTCCAATACTGCTCCACTTTGGCGAAGTTATCCACGTGCAGCGCATTCCAACTCACGGTGTAGGCGCGAGATCCGCCAACCATACGTGAGACAATGTGCTGTCCGACAGCCGTTGCAAAATCGTACGTCTGGCTCTCGAAAGACTTGTCCATGTCTCCTCGTGGATACGGAAGCTTGAACAACGCTCCCGGCCGTCCGAAGTAGACGTCAGGGTAATTGCGGTCCGACCGAACCATTAGCTCTTCCTTCCAGATCCGGCCCAGGCAGTACGCCTGTTCCCCTCAGATGCAGCCTTCGCTACAGCCTTCGGCTCACCCGTCATCGCGTCAACCACCAGCTCGGCAAATTCCTTTTCACCGAGAGCAATCCGGTACACGCGATCCCCGATCGGTCCGGCTGGAGCCACGGGCGCATTAGGAGTCGCTGGACGTCCCGTAGAGCCCCCAGGAACGACCGCACGTGCGATCGGGTTAATCGTGCCGTACAGCGCGGCTACGGGCTCCTGAGAGCCATCCTTCAACCCTCGAGCGAAGTCCGTCATGAATCGCTGGGCACGAAGCTTGACGTATCCGCGTCCTGACAGAGGACCTTCCTTAGCCGGAGAACCGGGCAGGAATCGAGTAACTCCGGAGACAATACTCTTGGCCGCACCGGATACCCTGCTAGCCATTTGCTTAATTCCATCGATGAATCCCTGGATCAGCGCACGTCCTTTGCTGACCAGCAACCCCCCCAAGTTACCAAGAGCCCCGGTCACTCGTCCCGGAAGTCCACGAACCAGCGACACCAAGTTACTGAGTGCGGTTTGAGCCGCAGTCTTAGCCGAGTTGAAGGCGTTTCGAACGACAGCGATAACCGTCCTGATGCCGTTGATGACATTCTTAGCCGCGTTGATTTGCGACCGAACGACAGCAACAATGGCCTTCCAGACCGCGTTGACTACCGATCGAACGGCATTCATCACAGCTTGGACGACGGCCTTAGCTGCATTGAACCCGGCCTGAACGATCGCTCTATAAGCGTTGATGTAGGCCTTGATCGCTGCTACGATCCCATTCCAGATAGCTTTCGCTACGTTAGCAATGGCGGTCAAAGCAGACCGGATGCCGTTGTAGATAGCTTTCCAGATGGAGACAGTGACATTGAACAGGGTCTTGTAGTAGTTGATGATGAAGTCAATGACTGCCTTGATAATCGGCCAGGCAGTTCCCATGAACCAGTTCACGGTAGCCGAGATAGCCACCTTGATAGCGTTCCACACCGCCATGACGACGTTGCGGAACGTCTCGCTGTTCTTCCAGGCGTAAATGATGCCAGCTACCAGAGCGGCAATAGCAATGATTACGAGACCAATCGGGTTAGCCGACAGAGCCGCGTTAAGAGCCCACTGAACGGCAGTCCACGCGATGGTCGCGCCCCGGACGATCAGCATTGCGGCCTGTCCAGCCAGCAGTGCAACCCGGTTGGCCACCACCGCAGCCGTGTTAGCAACCCAAGCCGCGACCGACTGCGCGCCTGCTGCCACGCTGGCAGCCACGAGAGCCACGCGGTTAGCGATGATGGCTGCGGTACTGGCTGCCCAGGCCGCGATCATTCTTGCGCCTACGGCGGCCTGGAGGGCTACGTACTGAACCTTGGCTGCAATAGCTGCGGCAGTGTTGCGAATCCAAGCTGCAGTGTTAACCGCGATCTTCGAGTTGAGTGCCGACTGAACCGCAGATATGGCAGTTGCAGCAGCCGCATAAACCTTGTACGCCCCGGCAGCCGCGACCACCACACCGGCCAGCGGGCCAAGCCACGAGATATTGTCCGCGATGAACCCAGCCAGGGACTGAAGCACTGGAGCCAAAGCGTTGATGGCTGGAACCAATACCCCGACTAGCTGTGTGGCCAGGGCGGTAATCGCCGGAGCGAGAGTAACAATCGCCGGAGCCAATGCCTGGAGGAGGGCAAGGAATACTTGACCAGCTCCGGTGCTGATCGCTTGCAAAGCTGTTCCGATAGCGGCCAGGGCGGCTTGACCCTGCGCCGATTCGAGGAAGCTACGAAGCTTATCGGTGAGGTCGAATAGAACGCCAGCCGCTTCTCCGCCGTCCGTGACGAAGACACCGAAAATTTGCTTCGCAATCGCGGCCAGGTTGGAGAACAAACCACCGAGCGACTGAAGGATAGGAAGCGCAGTCTGGAATAGCGATGCCAGGTCGATGCTGCTCAGGAAACTCCCGAACCGCTCGAGTGCAGTTCCAACCTTGTCTCCGAGAACCCCACCAAACTGCCCAGCCTGGGACGCGAGGTTGATGAAGCCATTCACTACCGGAGCAATTGAGCCTTTGATGCGGAGCAGAAACGCATTAATTCCGTTCAGCACCAACCGGAGCTTGTCGATATTGCCGGAAGAAGTCGCGGTCTTGACGATCTCTTGTGCGAGCTTCCCCATAGCCGAGGCAACACCAACCGCCTGCGGACGAAGAGAAGCAACGCGCTTGACCACACCTGCGACTTGTCCGGCCGTTCCCTTGAAGAAAGCGTCCTGGATTGCAGTCTTGAGTTGCTTGATCGCAGGGTAAGCGGATCGGAATGCCTTGGCGAACTTCTGAGCTTGGGGGCTTAGCTTTTTGAGGGCTTCATCGAATTTCTTACCGCCCTCACCAGCAGCGGCGAGTGCATCACTGACCCCGGCTACCGCAATCTTTGCGATCGCAAGAGCACCGGCGAAAGCCAACACCAGGCCAGGTGCGGCAGCAAATCCTGCGGCAGCCAGCGGGCCGACGATCGCCAGTGCTCCAGCGACTACATGGATGGAGTTGGTGACCAGGTTCACCGCTCCGGCGACAAGTCCCGCGCCTTTGCTGAGCTTTCCAAAGGCACCAAGGACTTTGTTACTTGCTCCGTCCAGGGTCCCAAAGGAGTTCTTGGCCTTGTCAGTATCTCGAACGGCTTTGACGATTCCAGCTCCATCGTAATCAATCTCGATGGTTCCTCGAATCGTGCCGAGCGTGTGGTTAGCCACCTGTCACCTCCCCTATTGCACGGTACTTGGAGCCCGGAACCGAGTAGCGGATTGCTCTTCGTATCCGAGATATTGGTCGAGAACTCGTTGACGAGCCCTTCGGTGTGCAGATTCCTTCGCACTCTTGGGGAGCCGGGTGACAGCGGCATCCATCTCTGCATTGATGGTAGAGGCGAAGGTCCAGATGGAACGGTCAAGGTAAAATGCATACAGGGAATCAGTGACTCCCATGAGGGAAGAAGGACGGCAACGCAGATCCTGCGCCATCGACCACACCTCCCAAATCAGCTTCGGATCAGCTACGAAACGAAAGCATCGCCCCGAGGCCACCCGCAGCGTAATTGAAGATTTCGACCTTGTCCGCGAAGTCGATGAGATCGGTGTAGACGACGCCGTCCTCGCGGTCGCCTTCCGAGATCATTTGAGTCACCGTGGTCTTGCCCACCGTCACTTCGGTGTAGTGCAGCCGAACGACCGGGGATATCACGACGTGGGGAAGAACACGATCCATGAGGCCGATCATCGCCTTCATGGCCGTACCGTCTTTCAACATCGCGGTTTCGTCCAACTCTTGTTTCGGAGCCGGAGCGCCGTTCTTGACCGCCTTCGAAGGACGCTTGGTAACCTTCTTGACGTGCTTGTTCACATGCGCCGTGAGAGCGTCCGCCTCCGCCAACATGCCCGCTTCGATCATCGATTCAATCGACATCTTGCGGACGAGGCAGGTCTGGCCGGACGCCAGCGTCAGTTCTTCGCCATTGGCGTTCTTCGCATTGCTAGCCCAGACATTATTGGGCTTGAAGTCGGAAGGCATCGAGTGCTCCTATTTCCTTTTAACTTGGATGGATCAGGCGTACGTGTACGTGGAGAAAGCGCCGGTAGCCGAAGCACCGGTGCCGTTGGTGACGACGACCTGGCTCGCACCGGCCGCGTGAGCCGGAGTGATCAGGACGAGCTGGTTGATGGACTCCAGCTCCCAGTCGGTGGCGTTGGTGCCGCCCACCGTCACGGTAGTGATCGTGCCGGGGAAGTACCCGGTCACCCGGATGATCTCGCCACCGGCGATGGTGCCACCGGTGTCCGAGAGAGCCGAAACGGTCGGGGCCACACCCGCGTCGAGAGTCGGGGCCGCGATGTTCCCGATAGTCTCACGCTGGATGAAGTCGTAGACCGAATCCGCGACCTCGAGCCCGCCGACGAGCCCGGTTGCTTTGCAGGGGAAGCCGGTCCCCGACGCGCCAGGCGTGAGGAACTGCCCATCACCGAGCTCGTGCTCGAGGTCGTCCGTCGCACGTGCGCGCCAGATCAGGCCCTGGAAGTCACCGCCGGAGTCCGAGATGGACTGTCCGATGAGGGTGAAAAACGGCCGCTGGTCGGTGACCTTCTTACGGTACCGCTTCACCTGGTTCGGGCTGATGCCGGATTCGACGACCTGACCACCCGCGATGGCGCAGTAGGCCGCGAACGACACACCACCGGACTCGAGTTCCCACTCGATCTGCGCGCCCTGACCGTGGCTGGTCTGCAGCTGGTCGTCACCGCGCAGGTCTTCGAAGTCCTCGGTCTCGTTGAACGAGTAGGTCCGAGCGACCGGAAGGTCGATCAGGGTGCTGCCAAAAGTGTCAGCCGCGAGGGTCGGATAGGGAATCAACTTGACGTCCCGCAGACCATACGGGAGAGTGTTTCCCAGAGGCATTACTTGTCCCTCCCTTGGGGAGATTGGAACCGCCGAGTCGACAGCAGTTCTCCAGTGTTAATGCTGAAACGATGTAGAACCACTACCCCTGGCCGCTTTCCACACCACCGCGACGGGCAAGCGACTTCAATCTCGACCGGATCACTGATCGGGGCGAGAGTCACTTTCCCGAATAGGCGGTGTGGGCAGCGGAGGTCCATCGGTAGTTACCGGCCCCCGGTGGTGGTGCTGGGCGTCTTGTCCTCCCGGTCGTCCACCTGCCCGTCTTCCGTGGTGGTCGAGAGGGCCCGGTCCAGGTCCGAATCCTCCAGGAGGTTGAATTCCCCGGCAGCAGCCGTGGTCGGAGTCGCTCGGTCGTTGAGAACGGGCTTCGGCTCGTCGCCCTCGTCCGTTCCGACGATCACGAAGTTGGGGTCCGGGTCGATCGCTCGCCGGATCTGCTCCTCCGTGAATTGCTCGGCATCGACGGCCCAGCCGTTGAAGTTGCCCCAGATCACGGTGTCTCCGGTCAGTCCGGCCTGACGCCATTCCTGAGCGGTGATCTGCCGAACGTGAGACGGACCGATGTACTTGACGAACTGCATATCCTCTCCTCCTACTGTCCAGTGCCGACCAGCGAGAAGCTAGTCCACCGAGCAATTGTCCTGTGCCCATCGTCTGACAGGTCTTCGCTGTCACCCGACCACTCCGCAGCAATCAAGTGACCCAGTCCGTTGCTCTCCCCTTCGAGCGTCGGAATCAAACTCCGAAGTCGAAAGATGATCGTGTCGATTCTCCCATAATCGCCGGGCTCGTCGTGCACCCAGAGCGTTAGAGTTCGACGACCGACTTCTGTTTTGGAAAGCGCAACCTCATTGGCTCCCCAGCGAGCTTGCAGGAAAGGCCTTTGCTCGGGAGTGTCTACGTCAACGGCAAAAGCATTTTCGTCGGTGATACCGAGCAGATTGATAGTCGGGTCATTGACGACGGCCTGCAATATGAGTTCACGCATTACGACCTCACCGCCCTACTCACCGCAGCAGCCAAATCTGCCGACATCTGAGGAGCCAAATTGAACAAAGTAGGTCCGATAATCGCGTACTTTCCCGACCACCGGACTTCCAACCAGAACGTGTAAGGCATCGTTCCGTAGACTGTGAGTGAATGGCGGACCATCGGCTCAGATTCGTGCTTGGCGAATAGACCTGCTCGAGCGTTACCGGTGTTGTCCTGCCACGGAGCGTTAGTCCGAGCG